TCCCGCGCACGGTGAAAGGCTTCCAGGTGCTGGAGTGGCAGAAGCCCAGCAACGCGCGCAACGAGCCGCTCGACCTTGAGGTCTACTGCCTGGCAGCCCTGGAGCTGGTAAAGCGCCGCTACAACCGCGCCACGATGTGGGATCAGCTGGAGGCGCAGCTCACCAAGCCAGCCGCACCCCAGCGCCAGGCCAGGCCGAGCACGCCGGCAACGCCGTCATTCTTGACGAACTGGTGAGATCAGGCTTCCTAGCCTGAGGCCATGACAATCCCGCCGACATTCCGCGCCGGTGACACGGTGAGCTGGCGCGATGAAGCCACCGCCGACAGCCTGGGCAATGCCGTCACTAGCGCGGCCTGGTCGCTGTCCTTCTTCCTTCGATCGGCCACCGCTGGCGCCGGGCTGACGGTGGCCAGTACCGCTTATGGCAGCGGCTGGGAGACGACGATTAGCGCCACCAGCTCTGCCACCCTGGCGGCCGGCGCCTGGTACTGGCAGGCCCGGGCCACCAATGGCGCCAACGCGATCACCACCGGCACCGGATCGCTCACGATCCTGGCGGCCCTGAATTACAGCGGCACCCCTGCCGCCTTTGATGGCCGCAGCCAAGCGCGGCAAGACCTCGACGCGGTGCAGGCCGCCATCCGCAGCCTGATCAGCGGTGGCGCGGTGAAGCGCTACACGATTGGCAGTCGCCAGCTGGAGCGGTTCAGCTTGGCCGAGCTGATCGAGCTTGAGAACCGCCTCAAGGCCGACGTGACCAAGAAAGAAGCGGCGGAGCGGATGGCCAACGGTTTGGGCGATCCGCGCAATCTGTTCGTGAGGTTCACCTGATGGCGTTCGGACTGGGTTTCTCGATTCGTGAACGGCTGGGCCTGCGCAAGCCAGAGCCGCCCAAGCCGCATCGTCGCGCCTATGCCGGGGCCACGGTGTCGCGGCTCACGGCCGACTGGGTGAGCGGCGGCAGCAGCGCTGATAGCGAGATCAAGGGATCCATCAGCAGGCTGCGCAACCGCGCTCGCCAGCTGGTGCGGGACAACGACTATGCCAAGCGGGCAAAATCGCTGGTCACCAACAACGTGGTCGGCACTGGCATCCGGCTGCAGATGCAGGTGCGGATGCAGCGCGGCGGCGGCCGGTTGGATCAGGTGGTGAATGATCAAATTGAAGCGGCCTGGCAGAAGTGGACCCGCAAGACTACCTGTGATGTTGCCGGCCGCCTGAGCCTGCACCAGATCGAGCGGATGGCGATCGGTGCCATGGTTGAATCGGGCGAGATCCTGATCCGCCTGGTGCATCAAGCCTTTGGCGGCGGCCGAATACCGCTGGCGCTGCAGGTGTTTGAGAGCGATCAGCTGGACGAGAATTACACTGGCGGCAGCACGGTGCCGGGGAATGAATGGCGGATGGGTGTGGAGGTGGATCGCTTTGGGCGCCCCGTCACCTATGCCTTCCTGACGAAGCACCCTGGCGACACGGCCCTGGGCGGCAGCAACCCCAGCTCCCGGCATCTGCTGGTGCCAGCTGCCGAGGTGCTGCACCTGTTCGTGCCGGAACGTCCGCAGCAAACCCGGGGCGTTTCGTGGTTTGCCGCCGGCATTCAACGGCTTCACCACCTGGCGGGCTATGAGCAGGCGGCGCTGGTGCGGGCCCGGGCTGCATCGGCGCTGATGGGATTCATCACCAGCCCAGAAGGCGCTGGCGACACCTACGAAGAAGAGGTGATCGACGGCGAGCGCGTCACCAGTTTTGAACCGGGCATGTTCAAAACGCTGTTTCCCGGCCAGTCGGTGGAGGTGCCGCAGATCAACGCGCCGGACGGCCAGCTGGAGCCGTTCGTGCGCGGAATGCTGCGAGCGTTTGCCAGTGGCATCGGCGTGAATTACGCGGCGCTGTCGGGCGATTACAGCCAGAGCAACTACAGCAGCTCTCGCTTGGCGCAGATCGAGGACCGCGATTGCTGGAAGGTGCTGCAGCAATACTTGATCGATGAGCTGCTGACCCCGGTGTTTGAGCGCTGGATCGAGGCCGCCGTGCTCAGCGGTGCGCTCAGCCTGCCGAGCTACGACCTGGCGCCCGATCGCTTCTGTGCCTGCCGGTGGATGGCCCGCGGCTGGAGCTACATCGACCCGCTCAAAGATGCCCAAGCCGACAACCTGGCGATTCGATCGGGCACCAAGACCCAGGCCCAGGTGGTGGCCGAGCAGGGCGGCGACCTTGAGGAGCTGCTGATCGCCCGCAAGGCCGAGGTGGACCGGGCTCAGGAACTGGATCTCCAGTTCGACTCCAACCCAGCCGACGACATGCAGGGTGGCTCTGTCGAGTTTGCTGAGAGCGAAGGAACCGGAGTTCCTAGCCTGAACCAAGACGGGGAGAGTGATGGAATTGATGCGTGATCTGGAGGGCCAGACCCATCGCCGCGCGACGTCGCTGGATGGCGTGGCCATCAGCAGCGAAAACCGAACGATGGAGTTCTCCTTCTCCAGCGAATACCCGGTAGCGCGGTACTTCGGCAACGAAGTACTGAGTCATGAGCGCGGATCGGTGGACCTGGGCCGACTCCAGGATGGCGCCCCGGTCCTGTTCAACCATGACCCTTCGCGCGTGATCGGCGTGGTCCAGCGCGCCTGGATTGATGGCGAGAAAAGGCGCGGCATGGTGTCGGTCAAGTTCAGCCGGAACGCCTTCGCTCAGGAGGTGATGACCGACGTTGCGGATGGCGTTCTCCGCAATGTGAGCGTGGGTTATTCCATCAATAACCTAGAAGAACGCGGCGACAACTTTGTCGCCACTTCGTGGCAACCCTACGAAGTGTCCGTGGTCGGCATTCCTGCCGATCCAACCATTGGCATTGGGCGAAAGCTCGACACCGATGGAGCGGCCACAGCCGCAACCCCGACCCCTACCCCTTCCCAACCTTCCATGGAAGACACCCTCAACATCGAGGCTGTGCGGGCGGAAGCGGCTGAACAAGCCGCCAACGCCGAGCGCACCCGCATCGCCAGCATCACCGCTTTGACCGAGCGCCACGGCCTCAGGGATCTGGGCGCCACCCTGATCGAGAACGGCCGCAGCATTGACGAGGCCCGCGCCGCGGTGCTTGACAAAATCAGCGCCAAGCCTGTCGAAACCGTCAAGCCGGTTGAGATAGACCAGCGCGACGCGACTCGCTTCAACATCACTGCCGGCATCCGCGCCGCTTTGTCTGGCGACTGGAGCTCCTACGAAGCCGGCCTGGTGCGCGAGATGAGCGCCGAGGTGCAGAAGTCGATGGGCCGCGCCCCTTCGGCCGAGAAAGCTTTCTTCATTCCCTTCTCTGCTCTCACCCGGGCCACATACGTCACCAGTGGCGCGACCACCGGTGGCAACTTGGTGCAAACCGATCTGCTTGATCAGGATTTTATCGAGTTCCTGCGCAACCGTTCGGTAATGCTTGCCGCTGGTGTTCGCACCATGCCCGGCCTGCAAGGCAACGTTGCGATTCCCCGCCGTTCTGGCGTGGCTTCGACCTACTACCTGAGCAGCCAGACCACCGCTATTACTCAGTCGGAGTCCACCATCGATCAGGTGACGCTCTCGCCAAAGAACCTGGCTGCGCTTTCCAAATACAGCCGCCAGACACTGCTCCAGGCCACACCTGGTATTGAGCAGCTGGTGCGCACCGATCTGATCGACGGTATTAACATCGCAATGGACCTGGGCATCCTTAACGGCTCCGGTGCATCCGGCCAGCCCACGGGGATCATGGGCACCAGCGGCATCGGTTCGGTGGCGATCGGCACCAACGGCGGCGCCATCACCATGAATGTTTTGGTTGACCTCGAAACCGAGCTCACCATTGACAATGTACCGGTTGATCGCAATTCGGTCGCCTACATCACCAACGCTCGGGTGATGGGCAACCTGAAGAAGCTGCGCGTTGGCGGCTCTACTACTACTGACGGCCCTTTCCTGGTGAACGACAACCTGGTAGCCATCGGTCGCGGCGCTACACCTTCGGTCGTGAACGGTTACTCCATCTATGTGACCAATCAGGTGCCCAACACCTTAACCAAGGGCAGCAGCTCCACATGCTCGGCGGTGCTGCTTGGCGACTACAGTCAGGCGATGGTGGGCCTTTGGGGCAACGGCCTTGAGATTACCGTGGGCGAAGACGCCGACGACTTCTCTAAGGCGCTCACAAGCGTACGAGGCATCGTGTCCTACGACGTGGCGGTGCGGGATCCCAAGGCGTTCGCGGCTTGCCTGGACGTGACCACCAGCTGATAAGTGCGTCAAGCTCTCAACTCTGACCGGGGCGGCAGATACCGCCCTTTCCCCAAATGAAGATTTTCCTTCTGCGCAACACCATCGCCAGCGGCCAGGCTCTGGAGGCCGGCACCGTTCAGGATGTGTCCGACGAAGACGCGGCGATCCTGGTGCGCCTGGGCCGCGCTACAACCGAGCTGCCGCCCGAGACCAAGCCGACTCGCAAAGAGAAGGCTGAGCCCTAATGTCCTTCACCGAGGATCTCTCTGTCTTCCTCGACCTCAGCGGCTTCGGCGTCCCTGTGACCGCCGGGGCCGTTTCTGGCGTGGGGATCCTCGACCTTAATTCTGAGCTGATCCTGGGTGGTGAAATCAATGTTATCGACTACCTGTTGACCGTGCCCACGGCGACATTCGGCAGCCTGGGATACGGCTCCACGGTGGTCGTGGATGGCCAGACCTACAAGGCCGAAACGGCGCCCATGAGGTTCGACGATGGCGCGTTCTGCCGGGTTGCGTTGATGAAGGTGGCAGCGGTCGTCACCGCGAACAACATCACCACTTTGGCGGGCCTGAGGCTAACCACGCTGGACGGCCGCTACCTGGTCACGCTCTGACTTCCTAGCCTGATTCCATGGCCGATGTAACGATTACAGGACTGCCCAACGCCGCGGCGCTGACCGGCACCGAGCGGGTGCCGATGGATCAAGCCGGCGTGACCGTGGACGCAGCAGCCAGCTCCATCGCCGCCCTAGCCACTGCGGCCACGGTGGGGCTTGCCAACGCCAACAACACCAGCGACCTCAACAAGCCGATCAGCACGGCCACCCAAGCGGCTCTAGATGGGAAGGCGTCAATCGGCGGAGCTTTGGGCACGCCGTTAAGCGCCACCCTCACCAACGCCACAGGTCTGCCGCTGACCACGGGGGTGACGGGAATCCTGCCCGTGGCGTCTGGTGGCACTGGCACTGCAACGCCTGGCCTGGTGCCTGGCGCAAACGTCACAATCACCGGATCTTGGCCAAACCAAACTATCGCCGCTGCCGGCGGTGGGGGCGGCGGCGGCGATGCCCTGGTCAGCCAGCCGCTCAGCCAGTTCGCGGCCACCACCTCAGCCCAGTTGCGCGGGGTGATGAGCGACGAAACCGGCAGCGGCCTGCTCTATTTTCAAGGCGGAGCCCTGGGCACGCCGTCGAGCGTCACCCTTTCCAACGCCACAGGGTTACCCTTAACCACCGGCATAAGCGGCTTCGGCGCCGGCATCGCCACGGCCCTGGGGATTGCCACCGGCTCAGCCGGCGCTCCGGTCCTGTTCAACGGCGCCGGTGGCACGCCATCAAGCCTCTCTCTTGCCAACGCCACAGGGCTCCCTGTTGCAGCCGTCACCGGCCTGGGAACTGGTGTCGCCACGGCCCTGGCGGCCAACGTCGGATCGGCCGGCGCTCCGGTCCTGTTCAACGGGGCCGGAGGCACGCCGTCAAGCGCTACCCTCACCAACGCAACCGGCCTGCCGTTGACCACGGGGGTGACGGGAATCCTGCCCGTGGCGTCTGGCGGCAGTGGGACCGCAACGCCCGGCCTGGTGGCCGGCGCCC